ATTGAATCTACAGAGGTAAAGGATGAAGAAGATAAATCTTAATCCTAAATACAACCCTCTGTTTAGAGATGCTAGTAGATACTTTGTAATTACTGGTGGCAGGGGAAGTGGTAAATCATTCGGTGTAAACACATTCTTGGTGCTTCTAACATACGAAAAAGGGCATCGCATACTCTTTACTCGGTACACGATGACTTCGGCTTCTATGTCGATTATTCCTGAGTTTATCGAGAAGCTGGAGCTTATGGGAATTGCTGAGAACTTTACCATTACCAAGAATGAGATTATAAACAATCTAACAGGCAGTAGTATTCTATTTAGCGGTATCAAGACGGCAAGTGGAGACCAGACTGCAAAGCTAAAATCTATTCAAGGTGTAACAACATTTGTCTTGGATGAAGCAGAGGAACTTACAGACGAAGAGTCGTTTGAGAAGATTGATTACTCTGTTCGTGCTACAGGCAAGCAGAATCGCTGTATATTGATTCTAAACCCCACAACTAAGCAGCATTGGATATACGAGAGGTTTTTTGAGAATAGAGGCATTACAGACGGTTATAATGGCGTTAAAGAGAACGTATCGTACATTCACACTACATACTTAGATAATGTTCAGCATTTGTCTCCGTCTTTTGTGGAGCAAGTTGAGGTTATGAAACAGAGGCGACCAGAGAAGTACAAGCACCAGATATTAGGTGGGTGGCTTGAGAAAGCAGAGGGAGTTGTATTTACACATTGGGAGATTGGAGACTTCAATAATGAGTACGACACTATATTTGGACTTGACTTTGGATTCAGCGTTGACCCCTCAACCCTAACTGAAGTTGCGGTAGATAAGCTACGAAAGACGATATGGATAAAGGAACACTTTTATAAAGCTGGACTATCTACGTCTAATATATTTGAGATGTGCAGGAGATACGCTGGCAACAATTTAATAGTATGCGACAATAGTGAGCCACGTCTTATATCTGAGTTAAAGAGTAAAGGATTGAGAAACATTACGCCTACCATTAAGAAGAAAGGTAGCATATTATCTGGCATCGCTCTTATGCAAGACTACAATATAGTTGTAGATAAAGACTCTGTGAATTTAATACGTGAGTTTAACAATTACGCATGGAAGCTAAAGGGCAGTATCCCAAGAGATTCTTGGAATCACGCCATTGACGGAAGTCGCTATGCAATTCAATACGCCCTTGAAAGAACTGTGCCTAAAGGGATGTATGTGTTGAGGTAAATAAATTCAATACCCCATACCAAAAGGATATTGTTATTATTGCTATGACTATCCACGCTATTTGCCTTGTTCTATTTCGTTTCATTTAAAATAATCTTTTTTGGTTTTTATGTTGTTCTATTCGTTTCACAGCAGCCTCATAATAATCAGGGTCTAACTCACAAGCTGTAAGGTCATATCCTAAATTATGACACGCTATGGCTATACTGCCGCTTCCCAAGTGAGTATCTAATATCTTATCGCCCTCTTTGGCGTAATTCATTAGTAGCCATTCGTATAGCTTAACAGGCTTTTGAGTTGGGTGTATTCTATCTTTTCCGCCTCTTGTTTCAGCCTTACTACTTATTGTGTACTTTAAAAGTTGCTTATTAAAACTCGTCCAAGCTAATTCTCCGTGCGAAAAATTAAAAGTCTTATCAAACATCTTATCCCAAAAAACCCAACACTTGCTTACAGGTAGGTTGTCAGTAAAATAATTGCCACCCCACACAATTTGATTTTTCGATATTCTAAATAGTTCTTGCCAATATTCACCGCTTGGTGTTTCTTTATCCCAATCCTTACGGGTGTATTTATCTTTCTTATTCCAAGTGCTTGGTCTATCAGGTTTTCTAATACTTATATCGCCATCCAACCCTATCCCATAAGGTGGGTCTACAATAGCAAGGTCAAAGTAATTATCTTCATACCTTGCCATCAGTTTCATATTATCTTCGTTTGTTATCTTCATTTTTTGTCTCTTTCTATTTCCTTTTGTAGATTAGCTAACGCCCTCCAAGCTACTTTAGCGGAGTGTCTGATGCCATCGGTATCAATAGTACCTGCCTCAAGTAAATGCCGAGAGAGAGCATCTAATTCGTCTCCTGACTTGCTTCTATCCCACGCCAGAGGTTTATCGGGATTGTGTTGTTGTTGTCCTACATAAGAGCAACGTGCAACTTCTCTTATCGCATCGGGAAAGTAATTCAATACCCCTGTAAAGACAGGTGTTTGTTTTCTTGTGAATTTAATACCCCTCTTTGTAAATTCAATAGGCTGTTCATATCCGATAAATGCCTCATCTTCAGTTAAGCCAGCATCATCTTTGTTTATTGTGTATTTATATTTACCTTTAAATTGCATAGCACAAATATAGTAAATATTTTACAAATACTTAACATTGGCTTAACATTGGGTAACATTAGGCATCGTATGTTTGCATCGAACATAAAAATAAATACAAATGAGAATAATTGAAACAGAAGCATATACATTTGATGAATTGTCAGATGATGCAAAAGAAAAGGTTATTGAGAAGTTTAGAGAACAAAGGTATGATGAAGATATATCGGATTGGATAATTGACGATTGTTATTTACTTAACCCTAAAGGTGTTCACGACTTAATCATTGGGAATACACGAAAGGTGTATTACGATATTTACAGTGGATATATTAATATATCTAAAGGAATGGATATAAAAGATGATAAGGCGTTTTTAAATTGGCTTAACATACCTATTGAATTGCACAATGAAGTTTATTACACAATAAAAAAAGATACAATATATTTTGAGGAAAATGATTGTGAATATGAATTTACAGAGAATGAAAATAAAATACTTGATGATGCAGTGGAAAAATTTAAGGAACATTGTTCCGATATTTTGCAGTCAATAGAAAAAAGTTATGACTTTTATCATAGCGACGAATGTATCATTGAGGATATTCAATGTGATGAATACGAATTTACAAAAGACGGGAAATTAATATAAATAAATACAAATGAATAACGAAATATTAAAATTACTAGAGGACTGCAAAGATGCACTTAAATTGTCAGATGACGTACTGCACGAATTTCTTATAATGGAAATAGAAGAATTGTTAAGTCATCCAGATGAATACAATACAACATATATATACGAAACAATATCGTTGCATCAATCAAATGGAGAATTGTATGTTGATTATGGTACTATTGATAACACTAAGACGCTTGTGTTTAATATAGATAATCTATACAAGGATTTGGGTATCTGGATTAACTTAGTTAAGAAAGGTAATGCAGAGATGCAACAATTATATAGGGATAACATAAATAAGGAGGTAGAGGATAATCATAGCATACAAGGATAATCATTGCATACAAGGATAATCATTGAATAATAAAATAAAAACAAATGGAATTTAGAATAGACGATTGGATTAACGACTTAAAAGATGAGTTAATCGAAGAAATTAAGAATGAAAGCATATTAAATGATAATGACGTGCAAACGCATATAAACGAATATATTGACAATTCGTGTATGTATTATGCAGACTGCATGGAAATAATTGATGAGCTAAATGCGTACGATTTTAGTAGATTTGAGCTAGAATGCACAAATATAACACAGGTCGCTTATTGTGCCTTATTAGAGGAAACATACGACCACGATTTTAGTTTTGATAACCTTAAAAATGAATGCGATGATTGAGTTTAGTTGCGCCATGTTTTTTATTGGCATATTTTTACTTATGGTCAATAGGTAAATTCAATAGATAAGCAATTCAATACATGTTCAATTCAATGGGTATGTAATTGCATAGGTAGTAATTGCATAGGGTATATTTCGGTATGCCTTATGCTTATTTGGACCAATTATAAATAAATATGTTTGTTTGGATATTTGCCTAAATTGTCGTAAATAACGCGCGCCCGTTCATATATTAATAAGGTAAAAAACGCTTAACAATTACTTAACAATTTCTTAACATTGGCTTAACATTGGGTCCAATATTTATGCCCATATTTGTACTAACAAAAACAAATAAATGCTTTCAATTATGAACACAAATAAAAACACAAACAACACTTTAGTAACTATAGTAACTATCTTAACGTCTATTTTTATTATAGGCGCATCCATTCAAATTTTTAGCAATTTATAATAACATGCGAACACTAGACAAACTAACAAAGATAACAACAAAAGTATTTTTAGTATTAATACCTTTATACCTATTAATTAGAATAATTTTAACACAATAAAACAAAAATAAATGGAAATTTCAGTACAGCCGCAGTCAAATAACTGCTTTCACATATATACAAATAAAGGCACATATTTACAGAGTTACAATAGTATCATCGCTTTCATGCCTATCAAAGGTAAAATACAACTCGATGCACATTTTTGGGACTATTCACGAACAACAGGAAAACACCGCAATGATTTTCTTGATGAGTGTATTGCCGAAACTCGTGCAAAGATAGAAAGCAAAGAGTATTTATTGACTAACTTAAATAAATAACATGTACTATATTAATTATAAATACAAAACAATGCCCACCGAAACTATTGACAGGGCAGAAACAAAGCGAGAGGCATATTATTTGCTTAATGAATATGTACGCTCCAATTGTGGCGGAAAGTACACAATAAGTAGAAAAGAATATTAAAAATAAATTAAAATGAATAGGAGTATATTTGAAAATAATTTGCGAATAATTAAAGAAAGCAGAACAAAACGAAGCGAAAAAATAAACCACGAACAGGAACAAAAGTTTTATAAGTGGCTTATTGATAACAATTTACATAAATATTTAAAATAAAAATAGGTATGAGAGTAGGATTTTTTAACGACTATATATACACAATTGAACAGAACAAGAACGGCTCAATAGTATGCAAGTCAGACGATATAAAACAAATTTACTACGGCTATTCAGAAAACGAAGC